TCCGCGCTTCTCTTAGCTATCAGCACGATAACTATTCCTAGACAGAACGAAGCGAAGATCGAAACGAGTATCGCAATTAGTCCGTCGCTCGTTACTACTTCCATTTTCAGTACTCCAGTTTGTGAAAATAGGTAGATTACCCCCCTCTCTTCCTGTCAGCCTGAGAGTCGGCTATTTCCCTAAGTAGTTCATCCTCCAAGGGAATGTCGTACAAAAACTTGAATATCTTTAGCAAGTCACGTTCAAGCCCACTGGCGACGTTGAAGGCTACGAAATCCGCGATCAACGCCCAGTCTCTCCGGCCGCGTGGCTCAAGGCCGCCCAGCATCTCCTGCCGGGCGGCTTCGAGCATTGAATTTGGAGAGACGAGTTTGTGGGCAGTCACTTTTCTTCCTCTATTCGGCGGTTTAACAGATTCCAGTTGACTGACAGGCAATCAGTAAATCTGCCATCGTCTACAACTGCCGCTAGGATGTTGTGCTCGACGTTTCGCTTTTCACCCTGTAAATGTTGTATTTTATCTACAACCGCAAACCGATTGTGGACAAGTTCCTGGATTGATGGAATGGTTCGGATATGGTCTTTTGACATAGCGTCCTCCGATTGTGAAAGCCCTGTTTTCGGGGCAAAAGTGCGGGGCCGAGGATTGCTCCCCGGCCCCGTTGGTTTACTCCGTTTTCGCCGCTTTTTCGGCGTCCTGTCTGCTCAAGCCTAGATCGACAAGAACTTGAACCCGTGCGCCAAATGGGATGGCAGCGAGATCACGCGCCACCTTTTCACCCTTCGACATCCCGCGTGTCCCGCCTTCAGATGGCGTGTATGTTTTCATTTCCACGGCCGCTTGCGATGCAGTGAGTGGATTTTCCTCGCGATTTCGCAAGCCCCGGTAATGTCCTTGGGCTTGAACCTTGAAGGACGTTCCGTTTATGGCGTGCGCGGTCTTTTTCGCGCCCCATATTTTATCGGCTTCCGTTCCGTTTTGCGGCACGTCGTCGACGGTGAACGTTTCGACATTCCCGCCTTGCTTGAGGCGGACGTTGATGGTCATTGATTTTGGCATTGGTTTTCTCCGTTTTTGTGTTGTGAAAATTGGCCATTGAATTTATTCGGCACATTCCCAGGCTGACCCTGGAATCCCGTTTGCCTTATCAAGTAGGCAGGCAAACCGTTATGAAAATAGTATCCCAGAATTGACCTGAAAAGTCATTATATTTATTTTCCCAGATTCAAATAAAATCCTTGACAATTGCCTAAATCTCTGGGGAAAAATCACCCCATTATGGGTGCCCGAATGTGTCACTTTTGGCAACATAGGCTGACGGTTGTGTCCCGCATTGGAATGCAACTATTCAGTGTTGATCGTATAGGTTGCAGGGCGGCGCTCAGCACAACCTGAGCGTAGGTTGCAGCGGGCGCACCCGTACCACCGTAGCGTGTACACAACCGAAGGTTGCTTTGAAGCTCATATACAACCAGAAGTGGATCGCGGCGCGGCGGCAAGGGGGTGGGTATGTATCTGTGTCGGTGTCTGTGTCTAGACCTCCCTCCCGAATTTGAGCAATTTATGAGTTTTCCCTCTTTCCGCCCCCCTTTCCACTAAACGTGCCCAATCATTGGGCATTTTTAGTTGCATTTGTTTTGGAGCTGTGTTAGGGTGCAGAATGGTTGGAAGGGTTTCATACGCTAAAAGGAAAGTTCTAGAGGAAGCGGCCATCCTCCGGGCGGAGCTGATAAAGCGGCAGGAGGGGGACCCGCTTACAACCTTTGAGCTGTTTCATCCTCAGAGGGAGTTTGTAGAGGATATACTTTCCAGGAGGTATAAGGAGTTCTATTATATAGGGGCGAATAGAAGTGGCAAAAGCGACGCGGGCGCGGCGGCGGGTTCCTACTTGGCCCGTTTCGGCTATGATTACAAACCAGGCAGGGAGGGGTCAGATGTTTCTAGCCGCATCAGAGCCACCTCTGGATGGGTCAGCGCAATCGATTTCCCGACTGGAAGGGACACGATTCAGCCAAAGTACTTTGATAATGGGTTCATGCCGCCAGGGGCAACGCACGAGCCATTTATTCCGGCGCGGGAGGTAGATGATTGGCGGATCTCGGATCAGATCCTCAAACTTAAAAATGGCTCCATTGTTGGTTTCAAATCAGCGGATTCGGGGCGCACCAAATACCAGGGGGCGGAAAAAGATTGGATACACTTCGACGAGGAGCATCCGGAAGGGATCTATGAGGAGGCCCTAATCCGTGTCGGCGCCAACCCTTTGCATATCTTTACAACTTGTACGTTGCTCCCACCGGAAGGGGTGGTTGGCGGCGTGACGTGGATATATAATAAGATTGTTAAGCCTTGGAAGATGGGTGTCCTCGAAAACGCCGAGATTTACAACGCTAGCATTTACGACAACCCCCATATCCCGGAACAAGAGATAGAGTTCCTAGAAGCTAAATTCCCTGAAGGCTCCGCTCAAAGGCAGATCCGTCTAGAGGGTGCCCTCATCGGCGGGATTGGAGGAGCCAGGTGCTATTCCTCGTTCACTCCCCAACTAAATGTCAATCCTCAGCCGGAGATAAACCTGCGTAGGCCACTCTGCTGGATATGGGATTTCAACGTAGAGCCAATGGTCTCTCTGATTGGTTGTCGCGAGAAGGGGCTTTTCCGTGTCTACAAGGAACTGCTTCTTGAGGAGGGGAACATCAGCGAGATGTGTGATTACTTCAAGAGAGCCCACCCCACACACAGAGCGGAGATATGGCTCTATGGGGACCAGACAGGGAACAACCGAACGGCGCAGACTAAGCTTTCTAGCTACACCATGATCTTGAACGAAATGAAGGATTATCCGGCGCCGATCAGGATGAGGGTTCCAGAAAAGAACCCTCCTGTCACAGATCGGATTAACAGCATGAACGTTGCCTGTAAGGGCGTAGATGGGGTTATCAACCTAGAGGTGGACCCATCCTGCACTGAGTTGATCGACGATCTTGAGCAGGTAGTAAGCGACGGGAAGCAGGGTATTAAGAAGACGACAAATAAAAAGGATCCCTATTATCGCCGCACCCATATGTCAGACGCCCTAGGCTATTGGGTCACATTTGAAGCACCTGTCGCCGCTTACTCTCCAGAGGACCGTGGCCCCCGGCGCGTGCAAATCAAGCGTCCTGGCTATTCTGCTAGTCAACCCCCGACATTGAAAATACGGGCCTAAACAGTGTATCCTTACGAAGATGATGAGCCTTTAATCTGTCGTCTTTGCGGAAAAGATCTTCCCGAGAACCGACGGATTCGTATCTGCGTAGAGTGTATACGCAAGCAAGAGCAAGATCAGCGAACAATTCCTGGAGCCAGATATGGCAGAAACAACCACAACAACTCCCGTATCAAGTAAAGCCGGAGACGATATTGATATAGGAGATATAACCCTCCTTACCGCGCTAAGGGCTTATAAGCGCGAGGGGGACGACGCTAAAAAAACTCGGATGAAGAAAAACAGGGATAATATGAACGCCTACCTAAGCGTTCAGGACTGGTCTCACAAGAGCGAGGGCCAGAGCCAGGAGTTCCTCCCGAAAACTAGTGTGGCTGTTGAGCAGTTTGGCGGCTTTGTCAAGAGGGCGTTGACCCAATTTGGGGCCTATTATGACATAGAGCTGCCGTTAGGCTCCGAGAGTCCTATCAGCGGAAGCGCTATTCGGGAGCTGATGAACTGTTCTCTTGACAACCTACTGGTTGGCGACAACAAGTTCAGTTCTTTCCAACTCCAGTTGTCGGATGGCGTGAAAACTGGGGCACTCGAATCGCTCTGTATCTTCAAAATCCACGGAAATATGCACGCCGAGCCGCGTTTCCGCTTCGAGGCGGGCGATCAGGGCATCAAGTTGGAGCAGGATGAGCTAGAAAGCTGGAAACTCCGGGTGGATTTGGTCAATCCAATGAACTATGGCGTCGATCCTACTGGTGCCAACCTCTACGAATATCACACGGTTGAAAAAGACCTTCATAAAGTCATAGAACTGGCAGAACAGGGCGTCTATGATAGTGCCGCAGTAGCCAGGCTCGAAAATGACTTCAAAATGAAGGAGGAAGATACTCGTCAGCGCGACCAGACTGGCCATGACGACGCCCAGAAGCCGGGTTTCCGCAAAAAGGTGGTGATTACAGAGTTCTGGTGCAGTATTATCGACAACGATGGGAAGTTGGTCCATAGAAACGTGTTCTGCGCGATGGCTAATGATCGCTATGTAATCCGGAAGCCGACAAAGAACCCGTTTTGGCATAAAAAGAGCCCATTTGTAGCAATTCCCCTTATTAGGGTCCCATTTAGCGAATGGCACAAAGCCCTTTTTGATGATGCCGTAAAACTGAACTTTGCAGAGAACGAGATCTTCAACCTAATCATTGATGGGGGGATTAGCGCGGTCTGGGGCATCAAACAGGTTAGGATTGATGACCTGGAAGATCCAGCCCAAGCCCAAGGCGGGTTCCCACAGGGCGAGACGCTTGCCATTAAAAGCACCGTACCATACGGCCATAAGGTTCTTGAGAAGGTAGCTGAGGGTGAGGTGCCAAGGGATTCTATGGCTGTCCTAGAGATGCTGTCCAGGGAGTTTGCGGCCGCCGCTCTCAGCTCCGAACTCAAGCTTGGGTCCCTTCCGTCCAAGCAGGTTCGCGCCACTGAGATCGTTGAGCTAAGTCAGAGCCAAGCCGTAACCCTGGACGGTATTATTGCAGATGTCGAGCAGATGATAGAGATGGTCTTAGAGCGCATCTGGCTTACGATGCTACAGAACCTTGACGACTTCTCGGCTAGTCATATCCTCACAGCTGTTGGTCCGCGAGTTGCCTTTACATTGGGAACCATGAGTCCAGCAGAGCGCTACTCGATCTTCGCCAACAACCCCTGTTCATTCAAAGTACATGGTTTGAGCGCCATGCTAGCACGGACTAGGGACTTCCAGAAGTTCATGGCTCTTCTCCAGGCTGTGACAACCAACCCGCTTCTGTTCCAGGCTTTCTTCAAGAAGTATAGCCCGGATAAGGTTCTCAACCATATGATGAAGATGCTAGGAATTAACCCAGAGCGGATAGAGAAGGACGATATGGAGCTTCAGCGTCTTTCCCAGGATTTAACAGAACTCCAACAGCTCTTGCCACTTGTCTCTGGACCACAGGGTGGAGGGCAACAAGCGGCTCAAGGTGGTACGCAAAGTGGCGGCGGTGATCCGACGACCGCTGAGATCGCAGCCGTAGGTAATCCAACTGCTGGACTGGCAGGGGTAGGAGGTACATAATGCCACATTCTAGCACGGCAGGTGTAAAGCCACAGGGAGTGCCTGGAGGCCCAACGGCCGCCGAGTTGGCCTTCAACATTGAGCATGGGTTAGATCTACCGACACCTGGCTCCCAGACTGGCATTCCAATACCCACGGGTAAGCCTCTCGGCGTCCCGGGTCCGGCCACTGCGGCGGAGATAGCGTTCAACAAGGGCTTGAACCCCTTCATGCAGGATCTCGTTGAAAGC